CCATAAAGCGATAATCGTTCTGGAAGTCGCCTGCTTTGTTCTTGAATTTCATGCCCACTGGTGCTTCTTCGCCGTTGCGTTCCTGGCGTGTGACTGTGATTTCTGCGTCTTCTTTGTACTCGGCAATGTTAAGCAGGATCTTTAGTTTGCTCAAGTTCGGCATACCGAATGTGCCAATAAATTCAGCAACTGGTGTGTGGAAGTTGGCCTTGAGAACTACGCTTTTGTCTTCCGCTAGGCCTTCTACAACTGTGTTAGTGTCCGTGCCTGAAATTTTAACAAGGTCAATACAGCCAAGATCGTGGCTGTGCTCTACAAGGTCAAGTAAGTAATCTCTCATGTGTGTCTCCGATTGAGGTAGTATTTAGATTAATGATATATGCTATCAATTTTTTTGTCAAGTTAATCGAACGAACGTATTTCACCTAACGTCTGTCCGCCTCTAAGTGTGGCGATTTCTCCTGGTTTGCGTAGTTCTAACCAGCTGATGTTTTCCAGCTTGTCTATGCTTTTAACTAACTCAAACCCTATTGCGTGTGCAATCTCAATCACACGATGTCCTGGTGTGTAGCAACAAAAACTATTGTCCACATTGCGCACAGCATAGGGAAGATCGCAGTTGTTATAGGTAAACATTGCGATACCTCCTGGGCGGAGTTTTGTGTAGAAGTCTTTTAGAAACTTTTCAAGCACAGTTATTGTTCTAAAATTAAAAAAGTCCACGCTCGTTATCAATCCAAACTGATTGTCGGGTAAGTCTGCCATTGGCGAATCAGTGTGTTCGTCGATAATGTAATAACGAAGCCTGCGCTGATACTGCTCGTGCCATTTGTTTTGCACCTCACTGAATAATTCTTGATCAGTGTCTACAAGATAAAGCGGATCACAGCCTTTGATGTGCTCTGTGACTTCTCCATACCCAGGACGTATTTCAATTGCTGGATATTTCCAACTGTTGTACATGCCCAACCTGCCAAAAAACAAGTCTCTATTGGCCGAATCGGCAAGCGTTAGGCTTTGTTTTCGAATGTTGAGAATGTATTCTGCTGTATCTTGTGAGGTGCCAGAATAAATCTCATCACTGATTTTGTAGTATTCTTTGCTTTGTTTTTCAATTTCGTTGAGAACATATCTTTTGTGGTCTTGTATATTTTCTCGTATACAGGCGAACTGATTGTTTATTTGCTCTTGTGCTTGTGCGATACCGGCAAGGAATTGCTTCGCGGCTGGGTCTTTGATTTCAAAAGTTTTACGCAATCCAGTTAAACTAGTGTTTAAATCAGTTTCATACACACTCAGTTCAAGCCCGGCTATGTCTCTTTTGATTCTTACAAGTTCACTGTGTTTCATTCAAAGTCAAACAAGCTGTTAAATGTGTTTTTGGTTTGTGTGCTGTTGGCAAGATCCCACTTGAGCACACCCAATAGGTTTTCGATCTTCTGGTCTACCACAGTGGCTTCCATTGCTTCTTCGTCGAAGGGCAGTTCTTTGAACCACTCGGGCAAGTGCATTTCGTCTGTGGGGTACCCAATTGAAGTCCATCCCAGTGCGTTTGATTTAAGTTTGCACACAATGGTTTTCATACCATCTACAATGCTAATACTGTAGTTGTCCGAATTCATCCGCTTCATGTTATTGTAATTTAGTGCAGCTCGCACATGACCTGGCATGTTTGCTCTGCCTTCGCGTTCTTCTTTTCTGCTGTACATGGTCAGGTTGTTCACACGCTTGGGAGAACCTTTTTCCCAGCCCGGTTGCTCTGTAAACCATTGTTTGAATTCCATAATACGATCAATAATTTCGTTGCGTTCTGCGCCGTTAAGCACACGTTCTAAAATTTCCTTTAAGAAGTCTTGAATAACCACTGGCGTATCCGAACGCTTAAGGTCTAGGCCCATGGCTTTGATCTTACCTGTACTGCCGCTTACGTCATGGCGCTTGCCTTCTGTGTCGTACACGTTGACAGCATAGCGTTTTTTAGTAATAAACAGTCCGCGGTCTGCTACAATTTCTCTACCACCGCGAATGATTGAGCCCATTTCTCTCGGGCAGTGAAAGGCTCGTTCCATGAATCCCGGAAAGCTATCATTCAACTGATCCGCTATGCTGTCATAGAGTTGTATAGCGATATCCTTGTTCCATTCCATGCGGCCAGCGTCTACATCTTCGCGAACCACTGGCCAAGCACTAAAGTAAACAGAGTCTGTGTCACCGTATATTACAGCGTCGCCAATGTAATCATATTTGCCTGTAATCACTTCATTGGTGAAACTGTCCATGTGTTTGGCAATGCTACGTCCTGTGAGTGTGGTACTCTGTCCAATGCGCTTATCGAAGAATCTACAACCTGGGTTAAGAATTGCACCATACAAACTGTTCAAGTTAATCTTCTTAACCAGCTGTCGTTTATCCCAGAACGCTTCCTGTGCCTTGTCAGTGGCATCTGATTTTTTAGCTTGCAGTTCTTTACGCTCTCTATACCAACGTGCTAACAATCCAGGAATCACACCTTCGTGCTCGTATGTAAAGATAGTGCCGTTTGCACTTAATATCCACGGACTGTTGCTGTCAAACAGGATTTTCCACAGTTCTGCACCGCTGTGCACTGTGGTTTCGCCGTTTTCCCAATCCACTGTGAGCTCAGTGCCACGTTGTTGTTCCATAACAGCAGTGTACTCGAGCGTAGCAAACAGGCCCTCCCACGCAGCCGCAAAACTCATGCCCTTGCCCATGCGAGTTTTGATATGGTTGTCTGTCATGTGCGGACGTATCTGCCCAACAATGGTCTCTGGAGCCATGTTAAGTGCCTGAATAGCACTAGGATACAGACTGTTGATATCAATAGCACCAATCCACTCGTGAATGCCTTTTTTAGGATATGCAACATATGCACCTGCAGCCTGTGTTTCTTCTCCGGTGAGGCGCTCTTTTCTGTTGGGCACAACCAAGCCACGTTCGTGTGCTTCGTTGATAATCGCCTGTTCTGTTACTGCCACAGCACCCATTGTGGTTTGCAATAACACTGTGTTAGCATGTGCCAGTTCGTTAGCAAGATCTAAAAAACGCAGTTTTTCATCCAGACGAGCCAGTAGCATGGTGTCCTGTCTGTTGTAGTCAATGAACGTGTAAAAATCATTGTTGTACAACTGATCCAGTGTGCCCTCATAGGCAACCTTGCGTTCATTTAGCTCGTATTCACCTATTGCATCCAAACTGTAGCTATGTCGCTCTTCATAGGTGTACTTGCGATACAGTTGCATGTAATCCATGTGCACCCGGCCAATAGTATCAAAGGTCAAGTTTTCTGCACCAAAGCGTTCAAATGTTCTCTGCTTGGGCAATTGCCCCCATAAACAAAAACGTCTTGTATCATCTTTGCTGAGCACTCGTGTAATTCGCATCACAGTGTAAGGAATATCAAAACCTTCACTGTTCCACCCACTAAGCACATCAGCATCGTCAATAATGTCTAAGAAAGCGTTAAGCAAGTCTTCTTCGCGTTCAAACAGGAATGTGTTTTCAAATTTAGCACAGGTTTCTTCAGCGGTCTCCCAGCTCATGTGATTGGGAGGCATAACAAAGGTCACACACTGCTGTAACCAATCCAGATACACTGTAATAGCAGTGATAGCATTGAACGGATCTTCTGGCTTGCTGTAGCCGCGCTCTGGATCAAAGTCTACCTCAATATCAAAGAATGCTGTGTGCAATCGGGGAGCGTCAATGTCTTTGTAGTTGTCCTCAAAACAGCGAAATACAGGATTGATATCACTCTCGTAGATGTCTTTGCCTTTGTTAATAGCAAGCTCTTTGCGAAATTCTTTGTTGTTTCTGGTGCTGAACCTACTAACAGGCGTGCCGTAAAGACTGCGAAACTTACCGCGGGGGTCATCATAGTAGAACACATAATTGGCAGGATATTCACGATATTCCCGCCTGCCTTCTACTCTTTCTACTACATGAATACGATCGTGGTCACGATCAAAAAGTGCGTCAACGTAACTCATTGTTCTCCTGATTGCTTGTGGCCAATCTACCTTGATACATGCTCGTGTGTGAGCGACTCTTTATAAAGTTACTTATAGTGTGCGGCCCACTGTTTCCAAAATAGTTGTAAGCTCTTCGTGATCCTGCTGTGTTTCTCCAAACTTGCTCTTGTGTGCAATTTTAACAGCTCGCTTAAGAATGCTAGGTTTTACTTGAAGTTCTTCTGCTACTGCTTTGATGGTATCGTTGAGTCCTTCGTTGAGCACTTCGACTTCGGTAAGCACGCCCATGCCTTCGTTGATCAGTTGAGTGAGTTTTGCTTTTTGTTCTGGGTTAAAAATTTTGGTGTCCATTCGATCTCCTAAGATAATTGCTAATACTTGGACGTATGTGTTCTATTGTACAATGGTAAGTACCCTTATTAGATATGTTATATTGCACTAAATTTTTGTCACAGTAAAGTAGTTTTGGCAATAATTCGGGACAAAATTGCTCAACTATGTATCTGTTCTGTACTGGAACAGACACAAGATTATATTGTTGATATCCTAATTTTTCTATAGTTTGTATATCTTTGGCTAGTTCCTCTAGATTGTACCATTGTTGTGTAGAATTGAGATTATGCGAGTCCAGCCACTTTTTATTTTTAAGATCCCATAATAGGTTTTTTTGTATGTTTTTATGAATTAAATTGGGCAAACGTAATATCAAATCAAAATTATACAGTTCTTCTAATCTGCGCCTGTTTATACTATAAGGATGATCGCTGTTGAGTAAACTATCAACCGTACCCAGCAACACACATCGAGATGGGTTGATTTGATTTATTTTACGCACGATATCATTAACATCAAAAAGGTCTTTGGCTGGATCTTTCTTAACTGCAATTCTGTTACCAGTAGGCGCACATACAAACAGTAATTCTATGTGGGGGAATATGGTTTGATTTCGCGGAATGGTAGTTGCTCCTGTTTGCAAAGATAAGCATTGCGCAAGAAACCCATTTCCTAGTATTGCTATCATATAATTTTGTCTACTAGTTTTTCTACTGTATTTTGATTTATTGACTCACACACTCTTGCAAATTCGCCAGATAAAATCAAATTTTGATTGTGTTGCGAACTAAATTTTGTTTGTTCATACAGATCAAATTTGTCTATACTTGCAATTTCTTCTATCAGTTTAACTGTTTTTTCGAGTCTTGTCAAGTTTCCGGGGTCTTTGTCAAACGACAAGTTTAATCCGTACTCAAACTGCATGCCAAAGGTTTCAAGTGTGCGATATACATCATACTGACCAACTGAAATGAATGCTGTACCACCAAGTAAACATTTTAAAGTTTTTTCAGTCAAATGCGGCCCAGGTAAAATGTGTTCGCCCATCAAACTGTAATGGAAACTTTCATTTGTAAAATGTAAGGCAGCATTTTGATATGCTATTTGACTAGGATCAGCTGTGTATAACTGTAAGTTGAAGTCATTTGTCCACTCATCCATTTTTAAATTTTTTCCATAATATTTTTCTCGGAATCTATCTTGTAAATTGTCAAGAACAGGATTGTTACTGTATTGCCAGTTATGAACGTTTTTTTCTTCTAGCCAATCACTCAGGCTTATGAGTAAATCAGAATCTGGCAAGGTTTCGAGTAGTGCAGTGGTAACAAGCATCTTTGATTGTGTTATTCGATTGCAAAATACACTGGCTTTGTGCGTGATATTTTTTTTAAATTCTGTTCCGAACCAAGAAATCATTTTCTCAAATACATGGTGATAATTTATCCATTGGTAAAATTCAACATTGTCTAACTTATAGTCTTGATAAAAATTAAAGTCTGTAAGATAGTATATCGGACCAACATTTTGTTTCTTTAACCAATCAAAATCTATGTGTTCCATATGAGAACTAACAATATAGTAATCATATCCGTCCGGCAACATATAATTATTGCTGCATAGGCCTGGCCACATTGTGTGTAAATAAAAAAAGCCCATTTGCTGTTGCGGCAGATGTTGTAAAAGTGAATAACCAAAAATGTTGCATGCTTCTAAAACACTGTTGGCTACCGTAGGAGCAGGATAAAGCATTTTCGAAAAATCATACATGTAAATAGTTATCAATAAGTAGAACGATGCATTTAGAAAAAATCCAAGCACAAATAAGTAGGTTGTATACCAATGAGCTACGATTACAGCCTCTTACGGATCGGCATTCTGATCGGACGGCCTATAAGCATTTTGAAATAGACTACAAAAAAAGTAAACAGTTATTATTTTGTTTAGGGGATAGTTATACAAAAGGATGTGGACTCGAAACTGCAAAAAACTTACCTGAACTTATAGTGCAAAATAGATTTGGACAGATAGTTAGCGATCAACTAAACGCAGACTTGATCAACGCTGGCGGCGGCGGATTTAGTAATTCCTGGGTCTTTGTGAATTTAGAGTTTATGATAAACTGGCTAAATGAGTCAGATTACACTAATGGTTACATAGTGATAACTCTTACCGAAAATGGCAGAGATGTGCAAACCGCATCACACCGTATGTTTGATTACAAAAAAACCTACAAGGATACATCTACTAACAAACTATACGATACTGTTTTGCAAGATATCGAGAACGAATGGATAGGCCGGATCAAAGAAATCAGGAAAAAATTGGATCCTAGGTTTACAATAATTTGCGGCTCACATTTTGTTTGGCACTATGCATTATATCAACAAATATTTACCATAGACGGAATACATTGGATAAAAGATACCTGGATTGAGTTATTAGCACGCTCATTGTTGAAATCAGCTCCGCCAAGAGTCGGTATGGTCAATCTTAATCACATTGCTTCTATAAATGATATACTAGGTATACAAGATTTAAGCCATTATAAAAAATGGTTTATAAAAAACATCGATAAAGCTGAAGAGGTAATCCAGTGGATGACATCAACACCTGAATATTTTGAACAGCATGATAACACACATCCAAATGATGCAGGACATGCCGTTTGGGCAAGTGCAATTGTTGAAAAAATAAGAGAAATAAATGCTCACTTTTAAAATATCAGTAGCGAGTTGATATTCTAAGCCAGCAGCCGGCTATTGCCCTAAAGTAACGGTCCTAAGGCAAATTCTATTTTTTAGCTTTGGTGCTTACTCGTATTGGCTTGTTGCCTTGGCCTTTTTGATTTTTACCGCCGCGTCCTGCTTTATTCTGCGCCGCACGTTTGCGACGTGTTGCTGATTCTTTTTCTTTCTTTGACATACTTGCGGCTTTTGACGCTGGCACACACTTGGCATAGCCTTTTTTGTCACCACTGGTACCGCATTCAGGATGTCCACCGCCTTTTTTCTTCTTGCCGATGTTTACCCATTTGTCTTTAAACCACTTGCGCAGTCCACCCTGGTATTTTTCTGTAACAAATTCCGAGGCTTTCACGTTAGTCTTTATCCCATGTAAGGCTTTTTTCATTGCTGGTAATAGGACCACCTTTTGCCCAGGTACGGCAGGTTCTTGCACTGTGACATTTGAACTTGTGCATCCAGCAGTATCCCAGTTTACCATCTTCATCTTCTAATTCACCTGGCATGCAGTCCAGCATTCTTGGCGATATGTCAAATGCTGCACAAGTTCCGCACAAACTGGATTCTGCTGCTTGTTCTGTGGTATTCCAAAACTCAGCAAGATCTACAAAATAATCTCCTGGTACATCTATGTTCAGCGGACCATACTGGATATGTTCTGCTTGTATTGCATTATTTCTGTTTTTGGTGTTTAGTTCCAGATCCTGTGTTGCCGGAGGACAACCTTTTTCAATTGCTTCCAGGAGGGTAATTAAGTCTCTCATCGCTTCTTGCCTTTGCGTTTTTTCTTAGCAGAACTTTTCTTGCGACAACTGCCTACTTCTCCTGCTTTAGTGCCAGGAACTCTTTCATATCCTGGCCAACATTTTAGTTCGTTTAGTATTTCGTTTACACGCATGATGTATTTAGCGTAATCTACTAAACAAATATAAAAGCATGGGCAGCATAAATAAAAACAAAGCAAGGAAAAGTTATGTATCACATTTATAAAATAACCAATAAAATAAATGGCAAAAATTATATCGGATTTACAAGCAAACAGCGTCCTCAAGATCGCTGGAGTGAACATAAATCCTCTGCCAAAAACGGAGGTCAAAATGCCAAGCAAAATATCGTTAAGGCTATAAGCAAGCACGGACAGGAAAATTTTGTTTTTGAAGTTTTATACTCACACAAAGACAAAACTCATGTTCTTAAAGAAATGGAAGACAAATTTATATCTGAATACAATGCAATGGGACCTTATGGATATAATATGACAAGAGGCGGCGGCGGTCAAGTAAGCCCATCTACAGCAACACGGAAGAAAATGAGTGAAGCAAAAAAAGGAAATACGCCCTGGAATAAAGGCAAGAAAAATAGTCAAGTGCCTTGGAATAAAGGTTTAACCAAAGAAGATCCTAGGGTGGCAAAAAATATAGAAGCAAGCCACAAGAAGCGTAGAGAAGAGAACAACTACACTCCTTGGAATAAAGGTTATAAGATTACTTCTTAGGCTTGCCCATACGCCAACCGCCGCCCTTTTCCTTATACCATTTGGCCGCATAGGC